TTGGTTGGGACAGTCGATAACGCATTGGTTGGGACAGTCGGTAACGCATTGGTTGGGACAGTCGGTAACGCATTGGTTGGGACAGTCGGTAACGCATTGGTTGGATTCTCTGGCGTTGGGGTGGCTGGTACCGCATTGGCTAGTACATCATTAGTTTGACCAGGTTCTACAATTAAATTAGGGGGGATATTGGTTGGAGCATTGGTTGGGACATTGGTTGGAGTGGTTGGGACATTGGTTGGAGTGGTTGGGACATTGGTTGGCGCATTGGGTTTAGTAAATGGATTTTCAAATGATAAAGCACTAAACATACTCTTAGGTTCATCTATGTTTGATTCTATTTTTGGGGTTTCATTTGATTTAGTCAAACCAAACGTGTTCGTAAGAGTGGATTGTATTTTTTCAGAAACTGTTTCATTTGGAGTAATACTATTTGGAGTAATACCATTAGGATTACTATTCGGAGTAATGGTTGGGGTTACAAACGTATTTTTCATATTCGTATCTCTTTCCACATTTAAATTATGCGAATTTTCTTCAAATATTTTCTCAAAAATTAATAATGCTTGAACGAAATATTTCTCACACGTAGTATAAAGATGAAGAATAATTTCTCTAGTATCATTCTCTAAAGTTAATATTTTATCTAAGGTAAGCTCCGGATTTAATTTGTATTGATTGTGGTCAGAAATAAATATTTTTTTTAATATATACATTAGTTTCTCCTTGGTTGTATTTGTATGTTCTTGAATAATATATATTTTATCTAAGTATTTTTTAATTAATTTATTATTTTTTGAAACGGTTAATTCCTTTATAAAATTATCCTTATTACAGTGATCGAACGTTTTAAAATCTAACATTTCAATATCATGAAATGATTTAATTTCTTTTGGCTTAGTTTTTTTTCCGGTAAAAATTTGATAGAATAATGTTAAATCTTTATTGTATTTTTTTTTCATTTTATTACTCATTTTTGCCCATTTTTTTTCGTTAGAGTCAAAAATATCATAATATAATAAGTCTAATTCTTTGATACCAATTTCTTCATTTAATCTTTTGGCTGGTTCATCTACCGAACATAATTTTTCGCCGGGATTAATCGTAACATTTTCGCCATCTATGTTTAATTTATTCTTTAATATATTTAGCCTTTTACGGCATAAATTAAGTGGATTTGTAATTTGACTAATACGAGGTTTCGCGTCATATGGTATATTTTTATATTCATTGAAATCTTTTAAATAAAATGTTTTGCGGTTACCCTCTTCATCTTCATAAAAATATTGAGGATCCATTGTAGCAACAATCGCACTATATATGGTTATTATTTTCATATAATATTTTGAAATATTATGAAGCATTTTATCTTTCATAGCATCATTTTTGGGTATTAAATGGGTAATATCATGTTTATCTTGCGCGTAAATAGGCTCTTGAATTCCGTTTGAGATTCGTTGATTCAAAAATCCTAATTCTAATTTACTTAATCGTTTATTCAATATGCTACTTGTTAGTATAATCATATTATCATAATAATCTTTATCGCCTAATCGGATTAAATCAATCGTATTTTGTGTTAATATATACCCAATCGCAATATCATCTATTTGTTCCGGTAAGTTACTTATATCTTCGATATCATTTGATTCTTCTAATGGTTTTGAAGAAGATATACCCATTTATAATAATATTATAAAATAAAATTGAATTAAATATATTATACATATTTGTATGTATGAATAAAGATTTATGGAAACATTTTGAAAAAAAACCTTCAGAAGATATTGATTATGATGTAGAAAAAAAATCAAGATGTAAATCGTGCGACTCTTTATTAAGAATAACCGAAGAAGGCTTTTATTGTTGTGGTAATTTATCGTGTGGAATACTTATAACCGATACGATGGATTATGGCGCCGAATGGAGATTTTACGGAGCAGACGATAATAGTGGACCGGACCCATCGCGGTGTGGAATGCCGGTAAATAATCTATTGAAGGAATCTTCGTTTGGTTGTAGAATAATGTGTAATAGCAAATCCTCTTATGAAATGCGAAAAATTAGACGTTATACAGAATGGCAATCTATGCCCTATAAAGAAAAATCTAAATACGACGATTTTCAAATTATAAGTGTATTAGCAAGTAAAGGCGGTATTTCTAAATTAATTATCAACGATGCTATTCGATATTATGATAAAATATCAAACGAAAAAACATATAGAGGTCTAAATCGTGACGGATTATTAGCGGCTTCCATATATATATCGTTTAGTGTAAATGGTAATCCACGTACATCTAAGGAAATTGCTACGATTTTCAATCTAGATAATACAAGTGCTACAAAAGGATGTAAAAATGCCTTAAGTATTTTAAATGATATTGAAGAATTTTCGGAAGAGAAGACGTGTTTAAACAATACAACTCCTAGTTCATTTATTAATCGTTATTGTAGTAAATTGGGAATGAATGCTGAATTAACTCAACTATGTTTATTCATAGCGTCTATTGTAGAATCTAAAAGACTTGTATCCGAAAATACACCACATTCTATATCGACGGGCATCATATATTTAGTATGTCAAAAATGTAATTTAAATGTAACTAAAAAAATGATACACGAATTTAGTCAAATTAGCGAAGTAACGATTAATAAATGTTTTAAAAAATTAGAAGGTTATGAAAAATTATTCTTGCCGGAACAAATCAAAAAAAAATATAATATACTATGATATGGTTGAATTAATTATAATTGTACCTTACCGAGACAGGGAACAACATAAATTTTATTTTATGAGACATATGGAATATATTTTAGAAGATTATGATTATCAAATTATTTTTGTTCATCAAAAAGACAATCGTCCATTCAATCGTGGAGCTATGAAAAATATAGGCTTTTTGTATGCTAAAGAAAAATATTATAATTATAAAGATATAACTTTTGTTTTTCATGATATTGATACACTGCCTTATAAAAAGAACTTAATCCATTATAATACCGAAAAAAATGTAATAAAACATTTTTACGGATTTACATTTTGTTTAGGTGGAATATTTTCTATCAAAGGGGAAGATTTTGAAAAAATAAATGGGTTTCCGTCTTTTTGGACTTGGGGGTTTGAAGACAATGTCATTTATAGTAGAGCTTTAATGAAAAAAATAACCATTAATCGTGATAATTTTTATACTATTGGTAATATGAATATTTTACATTTTGTAGATGGTTTGTCTCGTACGGTAAGTAAAGGTCGACCTACTGTAAAAAATATAGAAGAAGTTAGAGATGGATTGGATACCTTACAAAATATAAAATATGAAATGAATGATACTATGTTGGATGTAACCAATTTTGTATGTAGTTTACGAATACATCAAAATATAGAACAAATATCTATATTGAAGGAAAATCAACCGAAACGTATATCCCATCCATTAGGAAAAATGTTTTTCTAAAAAAAATCGCGTATGGTTTTAAAAATATTTTGGTTTGTTGTTTTTACAGGTTCTTCTTTTTTTTCTATCTTTAGATATTTCAAAATACATTCTTCGAGTGTATGTGTTTTTAATAATTCAATACATTCTTCTTTGGTATAAGTAGTTTGTCTCATTAAAATACTTATATTATCCATTATCATAATTCAATATTATTTTTAAATATAAATATTATATAATGATATTAACTAGTTTATGTTCTCCGGCTTTGTTATATTTGATTTTCATATTAATTCATGTTATAACCGAAATGGCCAATGAAAAATATCGAGAGGCTATTGTAAAATTATTGATTGGACTTTTATTTACGTTAATTTTACAAGCATTTTGTATGCAAAATATGAAAATAATATCGTGGTTATTGGTATTTATACCTATTATACTATATACTTATACAACCTTAATTATATTTTTTGTATTTGGAACCAATCCCGAAAATCGCGTAAAAAGTTATATTGTTAGTTAATTTCTTTCTATAATATATGTCTAACAATAAACGGAACAATGAGAATCAAGCATTGGACTTTCTATCGTGCGGTCCTAAAGATAAAAAATGTAAGGAGTTAATGAACCATATGGGAAAGATGAACATGGTTATACTTTAACAAATCCTACAACTGGTAAATAACAACCGGATTAACCTTAAATAAATTCAATTCAATTATACAATCGCTTCAATATAGCAGATGAACAAGTGAATGCTGCTAGAATAATAAAAAAATTCATTACGTCGTCATAACAAAAAGTTCAAGAGACAAACACTTAAGAGAATGCATTTAAGAGATAAATTGAAAGGAATTCCTTCTATAGTTATACCGACTATAACAAGTTATTTATCGAAAAAAGGAAATAATTCTGACTATCACGGAAAGAGTTATATAAAACAATTAGTAAAATCTAAAAAGTCGGCTAGAAAATCTCCTATACGCGAGTATAACTGGAAATATAATAGTCAAAATAATATGTACTCTTAAATATATTTAATTCTTAATATAAATAAATATTATACTATATAGTATGACCGACTTATGGGCAAATTGGACCTTTTATATTCATTTACAAAATACAAATGATTGGTCTTATGAAAGTTATTATAAATTGTTTAAGTGTAATGAACTCAATCAAATTATATCGTTGAATAATGAATTAGGAAGTGAAGTATTGAAGAAATCTTTAGTATTTGTAATGAAAGACGATATCCAACCTTTATGGGAAGAACCTAGTAATCGCGAAGGCGGTAGTTTTTCATTCAAAATACATAATAAAGATATAGAATATGTTTGGAGACAAATTCTATATCATATGATCGGTGGTGAATTGGTGAAAGACAAACAAATACTTTCGCATTTGAATGGTATTAGTGTTTCTCCAAAAAAAACATTTTGTATTTTAAAAATATGGATGAATGATTGTACTTATAAAAATACAAATATATTTATACCTATAAAAGGGTTAGACTATAAAGGTTGTATCTTTAAAAAACACGAATATTAAAATTGAAATACTATTGTGTTTTATTTTTATTCATGGAACTTCAAATAAAAAAAGAAGAAATTCAATATTCTATAAAAACTCGTAAATTTATAAAAAAATCATTTGTGAATAAAGCCCCAACTGAACTTATATTAGAAATCATAAAATATGTAGGGTTTAATGAAATCAAAATGAATCCTTATAATATGCTTTATAATTATTACAATTATTACAATTGTAATTTAACGGTTGTAGATTATCATTCATTAAAATGTTTACAACATTCAAATTACAAATTTACGAATTTAACTCTTGTAAATATTTTAATGAAGAATAATTTTAACCGG